GAGCCCCCGATTTTAAGAGCCCCGTGCGTTATCCCGTACCCGCCGCCGGCTTCAGCGGACGGTTCGTTCGTTTGGAATTCCACGATGGCCTTGTTCGCCGAGTCATAACGGATGACAACGCCCACACGGGTATGGCCTTCGGCTGTTAATGTCAGCACATCATCATCGCTGGCATATACTTGTTTTAAGACATCCGTGATCAGCACGCCGATAAGCGTGACGATCCCACGATACCTTCCCGTTCTCAAGCGGATTTCCTTGGCACCGGGCAGGCCTCCGCCTGAATTGTCGACCTTCAGAAGTGAATGCCCAAGGAACGCGTCACCCGCCACCAGGGGCCGGCCGTAACCGGAAGCATTATCTCCGACCATCGCACCTTCGAATACGATACCGTTGGCGATAATACCAATCGAATTAAAATCGCCCGTCACCATGGTCAACGGACTGTCCACAGCTAAAGTAGTCATAAGACTATCTCCTACAAAAATTAATTCACGTTCATTTTTCTAACCCCGGTACCGGACTCGGACCCGAGATTCACTTTGCCTTTTCCATTGCCCGGCGTGCCGCATCCGCCCGGACTTTATCGCCGCTCCCGGCCGCCCTTAGAACGTAATTCTTCAGGGTCTCTTTTGTCTTTTTGTCCTTGAACGGCAGAACATGCGGCAACCGCAATCCACCGATCCCTTTGAGTTTCTGATAAGTCCGCAACGTGCCCTCGGCAAACGGATCATCAAGATCGAGCAAAAAGCCCGGCACGTTCAGCTTTAGCCCGCTCTTGTTTTGAACATCCATGACCAGCCTCTCATAAAATTCGGGCATATTCTTTTTGACCTGTTCGAGCGAACACTTGCTAATTTGCATAATCACTTCATCCCGTACCGCCGAAACCAGCTTCGGATAAACAATCTCCAGCTCCTCCACCGTTTCAATTTCCGCCGTTTCCACAACCTGATCAGCTTCAGGTTCGACCTGATCAGTCTCAGGTTCGACCCGGTCATTAACATTGCCCCGGTCAATCTCAGGTTCGACCGGCTCATCTTCAGGTCCAGGAACCAGGGGGGCATCATCAGTTTTGCCGGCATTTGTTTCGCCGGCGTCCTTTTTTTTCGCCATTTGATTACCTCGTCGATTCAATTTTAATAATATTGATTTTGATTACGCATAAAAATCGACATCACCCGGCCGCGGATAATCGTTAGGTGCTGCTGGCCATTTTAACCCGACCTCGAACCTGACCATTCGCATCGGCTTGCTGGAACGCAATATACGCCTCGACATCTCCGTATTCGGCCCGCTCATCTGCAGACAAAGCAGCAAAAGCCTTTTTCATGGTCTCCTCATCAGCATCGGCCGATTCGTTTGAACCCCCGCCCCCGGGCGGTGTAGCCGCATCGGAAAACTCTACCTGGGCCGCTTCCACTGCAGGCTTTTCCTTTTGGAGCTCCGTGACCTTTTCGGCCAGCTTGGTATTTTCCTGCCCGAGCTTATCAGCGTGAAGTTTCATGGCCTCGGCTGCCGTTTTACCTTCGCTGAAACATTGGGCCAGCAGCTCATGGTCATCGCCACAGGACTCCTTGAGCTCGGCAAACAAAGCCCGCTCAGTTTTTTTGCCTTCGGTAATCCCCTCCGCGACTCCTTCGGTTTTGCCGGCCGCAAAAACTTCCGAATGCAGGTCCGGATACAGGGCGGCAAATTGTTGGACACTTTCGATTGGATTTTCTTCAGACATAATACTGTTCTCCATTAGACTAAACTCAATTTCTTGTTTTTCCACATCAGCATTCGCTGACGATTTTGTATTGGTATCCAAACCAAAAACACACATGCTAACTTCTTTTATGACGGCCTCGCGGAAAACCACACCCGGCCCCTTCATCACATGGCCGTTAACCTTGGTACTCGCACCGTCCATGACCCGTTCGATTATCGACGGCGGGCAAAACAAGCTGGCCTCCATCGGAAAACCCGCCTGGATATCTTTCTTCATCTGCTGAGCGTTTACATTGTCCAGGAACTCACCTTCGAACCTGACGTCTTTTTTTATTTCCTGTTTGGTCGTAAAGCCGATACGGTCAAATTTAGAATGTGACTCGAGCACCGCTAAACGACTCTTGTAAAATTTGAGCCCCTTCAAATCAAGCGCCAGGGCGCCCCAGTACCAGTGATTTTTTATGATCTTTCCCGAATACCCGAGTATCTTGAAACTATTCCCGGCGCCTCCTACATCCGCAAAAGACACTTCGGAATCTTCATTAAAGATACACGCTTTCCTTGGAGCTTTATTATCTGCCATGGCTTGTTTCTCCTTTGCCTTTGCCGGCTCAAATTTCCGATAGCTGACATTGTTTTTCTTGAGCCAGGCCTTTGCCTTCTGGGCCGTCCAGCTCTTAGTCGGGAACCTCAATGACACCGGGAATATATGGTCTTTGGGTTTGCTCTTGCCCTTGAGCTTGGCCCATAAAATATCGATTGTCTTGGGCACCACGATCTTGCCATAAATTTTCCCACCCTGAGTCCGTCGAAAACTATCCGGTTCGTATTTCTTCGAGTCCTGCAGGACCGCTGAATGTTCATTCGGATACGGCACAATTTAACCTCTCAAGCCGCGGGCGTTGGCGCCTTCGCAGGAACCAGGACCACGCCTTTTTCTTTAAGATACTCATCTTCCTTAGCCCGCTGGTCGGTGACAACCTTGAAATCCTGTCCTTGCCGGGCATTAAGTAACGTGTGATTCGTAACCCCATTTTTCAGATTCTGCTCGTCTGCCTTCGACTCTCTCCAGGGGTCGACATACGGCCAGCGCTTGCACATGATCTCAAACCGGCCCGAATCCTTGCGGACGGCCAAATCATTCCGCTTTATCCACTGCTGTATTTTCAGATTATACAGCCGCCTGACAAACGGTTTGATTATCAGCTCTTGCTCATCATGCCAGGTGTCCCGGGCCTCAGCATAGGCAACCCGGGAATTCATAAAACTCGCACCTGAAAAATCACCGGTCACCAGCATAAGCGGAAGATTTACAGGCTGGCCGATTAGCATCATTACCCGCAAAATGAAATTATCAAAAGCCGCGGCCGGCCGCTGCGAACCTATTGCTTCAGCCTTTTCACCCGGACGTCCCTCCCAGATTAAGCCGGGGTCAACCTTCTGGAGCGTTCGACCATATTCATCTTTGCCGGTCTGACTTACGCCCTGGGTAAATGGCGGCGGCAAACTGCTCGAGTCCTTGGTCGTGACCATCATCGGAAAGCATGCGTTGATTTTCGCAGCTACCAGCTCGGCATCGATGTAACCGAAAAGTTTATCGATGATATCGACCGCACTTATTAAGACCGGTTCACCGCGGGAACTGCTGAACCGGTCCGAGTTAAAAGTATGGTGGACATCGACGGCATTGTATTTCTGCGTGGTTTCATTTGCTATATAGCCCCACTTGTTCGGCTGGCCGATATAATAACCGAGAATCTTTTTCGATTTTTTGCTTACCGCGATGCCGTTAACCACGTCGAAATGTTTAGCTTTAACACTGCCATAGGGCGTGCCAACCTGGTCCCCTTCGATGGCCTGAATTCCATCCTCGGCAAAGACCGTGAACATGTCCCCGTCCCGGCAATAAGTGAAATACATTTTTTTGAGATACGCGTGAATATTGAACCGCCCGGTGACATCACAGGGCACGTTCACCATTTCCTCCTTCCAGAGCTCCCCAGCAGCTTTATTCCAGCCTTCATCGTCAGTCGTGGATTGAATCTTCGTCTCGGTCCCGACAATCTTGGTGGCCAGCTTGCGAAACAATCCTTTGACCAGCGGATTGTTCCGGCCCAAATCTCGGCAGATTTCCCGTAACTCGTCAAGTTTTTCCTGGGTCAAATGCCAGTCACCGGTACCGCCCATGTCCGTGCGTTTCTTCCGTAGCCGGTGCTTGTCAAGAATCTCATAGCCGAACCGGTACGATCTCCTCAGCATGGCCGCCTTCGGTGACAATACCCCGATGACATCATCCAGCCGCATCGATAAGCGGCGGAGAAACGGATTGTCCGGATCTGATTGTCTGCGACTTTTTCCCATTAGGTTTCCGCCACTACAAAGTGGCCCCCTCGAGCACGCTGGTCGATCTTACTTAGCAGAGATTCCTCTCGCTTATAAAGAACTTCCAAAGACGGCCGGGTCACGGATTCGCCCTCACTCGATGCCGACTGAGCGCCACTTTCAATCGCCGCGATCATTTCTTGCACGCTTGTCAGTTGTTGATCTAACGT